CGAAGTCTTTGAATCTGAAACTTAATTCAGAAAAGAAATATGAACCAGCAGCCTAAATATCGTATTTACGCAACGCTTCTTGATGCCTTTGGGGAATATCTGAATAGTGATGTGATTTGGGATAAATATTGGGGGTGGTCAGAAAATCCGCCCCATACTCCCGAAGAATTTCACGAACAACAGTTTCAAGAACTGATAGACCGGATTAACCGCAAGCCATTCGATAGCGAAGCGGCAGACAAGGGAACAGCCTTTAATGAATTAGTGGATGCTCTGATTGAAAAGAGAAAGCCTAATGATATGGATGTAGAAAGGAATGCAGAAAACACTTGCTACACGGTAATTTACAAGAATCGTACATTTACTTTCCCTATTTCTCTTTGTTGTGAATTTGCAGACTATTTCAAAGGCGCATTAACACAGCAGAGAGTAGAAGCAATCCTACCGACCGCATACGGCAATGTTTTGGTTTATGGGGTAATTGACGAACTGATGCCTACCAGCGTTCACGACATCAAAACAACCGGCAGTTACACTGTAGGGAAATTCAAAGACCACCATCAACATTTGATTTATCCTTACGCTTTGATGCAGAACGGTTCGGATGTACGGACATTTGAGTACAACATTGTAGAGTTCAACAAAGGCGGTTATGTGGTAGATACCTATACAGAAACATACGTTTTCAATCCTGAACGTGATATTCCTATTCTTACTAATCATTGTGAGGAGTTTATCCGGTTCTTGGAAGAGAACAGGGAACTTATAACCGATAAAAAGATTTTTGGAGGAGAAAATTAATGGCAAATCAAATAACTGGAAGAATTATCGAAATCGGACAAACCGTTCAAATCCCATCCAAAAACGGTGGTTCCTCATTTACGAAACGGGAGTTTATTTTAGACGCTACCACTTATGATCCTTATACGGGAGAGCGTAGCGAGTATGAAAACATTATTCCCTTAGAGTTTTCGGGTGACAAGTGTACAGAACTTGACCGCTTTAATCGGGGTGATGTTGTTACTGTATTATTTGTCTTACAGGGACGTTCTTGGACGAATCAGGATGGAGAGCTTAAACGTATGGCGTCTATTCGATGCTATAAAATAGAAGGGCGTGGGGGTGTATCACAATCCCCACAAACAGCACCAACACAACCACCACAGCCGACTTATCATCAACCGCAGGATTTTCCGCCTCCGGTTGATGCGAATGGTAATGCAAAGGATGATTTGCCTTTTTAGCGTATGATTTTCGATTTGAAGAATGAATATCAAATACCCAAGTTCAAAGAGTATGTAAACAAGCTGTTTAGTGAACGTGCGGTGGTGGAAGTGAAAAAGAAACTTCCTAACCGCACGCTTGCCCAAAACAGCTACTTACATCTTCTTTTAGGATATTTCGGTAGTGAGTACGGTTGTAGCCTTGACGAAGCCAAAATTGACTTCTATAAGAGAACTTGCAACCGTGATTTGTTTGAACGCAAAACGATCAACAAGAAAGGTGAAGAAGTAACTTATTTACGCAGTTCGGCAGAACTGACAACAGGGGAAATGACTTTATCTATTGAGCGTTTTCGTAATTGGAGCACGGCACAGGCAGATATTTATCTACCGGCTGCTAATGAACATCAAATGTTGGTATATGCCCAGCAAGAAATTGAACGTAACAAAGAATTTATTTAATCATTTTATTTTATGGACAAATTTTTAGGTCAAGAAATCCCCGAAAAGGATAGATGGCAGTTCTTACAGGACAATGCCGATGCAGTGGAAGAGATTGGCTATACTCATCGCTTTACACCGGATGAGTTGGCTCAAAAGAAAGAATCTCTTGCTGAAACCTCAATTCAAATTAATGATATTGAGATAGAGAAAAAAGAAGCAATGGAAGCATTTAAGGCAGAGCTAAAGCCTTTGAATGAAAGGAAACAGGAACTTCTTGAAAATATAAAGAAAGGCTCTGAATATGTTGAAAATGAAGAGTGTGTGAAAATTCTCTATCATGAAGAAAAGATGGCCGGGTATTACAACAAACTGGGTGAGCTGGTTTATTCCCGTCCTATCATGCCGCAGGAAATGCAAAGAACTATTTTTAATATTAACCGTAAAACAGGAACAGAATCATGAGCGAAAACAAATTAAACGTGGTTGTACCGAAAGATTATAATGGTACGCCTATTGAAGTAGTATTGAGAGAGGGAACAGCCCCCGAACAACTGGAGATAAAAGAGCCGGAAAGGGTTATGATAGACGGGACGATTGATGCGCCTTACAGATGGTTAGAGAAACGTATTGATTTAATCAACCAAAAGTCGTCCAATATTATCGTGAATCGTGACAAGATGGGGATGATTTTAACGATTAACGAAACAAATTATTACCAAGATGTCATCACCGGAGTACTTCAGCCGTCCAAAGAGATGGTAGAGTTCGGCATTAATACCGATAAGAAATGGGAACCTATCAAATTATCGCAGTTTTTGAAGATGCACCGAGCTTTCTTTACTGACAAGTCGCAAAACATGATGCTTGTTTCTACTTTGAAAAACTTCAAAGCAAAGGTAAACCAAGACATCGAACGCAGTAAGGAGGAAAATGGTAGTAAGGTGGATAACTACTCACAGGTGGTTGATTCCAACCTTCCAAAATCTTTCAAACTAAACATCCCTCTTTTCAAAGGTTTTGCCTGTGAAGAGATAGAAATCGAAATTTACGCTGATGTGGACGGTCGGGATGTTTCTTTATCTCTTGTGTCTGCCGGTGCGAATGAGGCCATCGAGGAATACAAAAATAAAGTCATTGATGAACAGTTGGATGCTATCAGACAAATTGCACCGGACATCGTAATCATCGAAGTATAACTTTGTTAACCTGCCTGCCTGTCTGTGAAGATTGGCGGGCGAACATGGTGGTATGGCGAAATAGGTAGACGCTGACAACTCTTAGTAGACTTGGTTACGATGTTATGAAAACTGGGCATCATTGTAAAACGAACCAATCCAGTGTTACACGGAAGATGTAGAAGATTGCCAAGCATTGCAGGTTCGAATCCTGCTGCCACCACAAACTAAAATTATAAACAATGCCGTATTACATTAAACGAACCAAAGCTAAGAAAAAAGACAAGCCTTTACCTCTGTTTGATAAAGCAGGGGTAACAGTAAAGAAAAAGCCGGATTTGAAAGCTAAACTCGACAAGGAGTTTTCCCTTTTCATCCGGCTTCGTGATTGTATGCCGAACGGATATTTTCGCTGTATCAGTTGCGGACAGATAAAGCCGTTTACACAAGCAGACTGCGGGCACTATTTCAGTCGTACACATTTGGCAACACGGTTTGATGAGAATAATTGCCATGCCGAATGCCGGCACTGCAACAGGTTCAAAGCCGATCATTTGGAAGGCTATCGGGTGAATCTGATAGCCAAAATCGGGCAACAGAAATTTGACTTGCTGAAAGTGAAAGCTGATGGTACTTCCAAAATGACTGATTTTGAGTACGAACAGCTAATCAAGTATTACAAAGCACTTAATAAGAAGTTACGAAAGGAGAAAGGGTTATGAATGATTTGGAAGCAGGAACATTTGTCATGATGGTCAAGAATAATGATGGTTCATTCTCTCCGGTTGGATTAAGTAAGAAACAGGCTTATATAATCCGGACATTTCTTTCCAAACTTAGTGAGGATTCCCCTTTTATCATTAAATCAGAAGATAGATATGTACAAACTACGTGATTACCAACAGAAAGCCTCTGATGCTGCCGTTTCTTTCTTCAATAACAAGGCGAAGAAAACAAATGCCATTATGGTGTTACCTACGGGCAGCGGAAAGTCGCTTATCATAGCGGATATAGCTGCAAGGCTTGACGGTCATACATTGGTGTTCCAGCCCTCGAAGGAAATACTCGAACAGAACTTTAAGAAACTCTGCTCATACGGTATTCTTGATTGCAGCATTTATTCAGCTTCTTTCAACTCTAAAGAAATAAGCCGGATAACATTCGCCACCATCGGCAGTGTGAAGAATCATCCCGAACTGTTCACCCACTTCAAGAACATCATTGTGGATGAATGTCATCTTGTAAACCCCAAAGAGGGAATGTACAAGGATTTTTTTGATGCAGTGAAGTGTAAGGTTCTTGGACTGACAGCAACGCCATACCGTTTAAGCTCCAGCCGTGATTTCGGCTCCATGCTGAAATTTATCACTCGGACAAAACCTCATGTCTTTTCAGAGGTCATTTATCATGTACAGGTATCAACCCTATTAGATATGGGCTACTTGGCGAAGTTGGATTACTATTCAATGAATCCTTCAGGGTGGAATGAACTTAACTTGAAAGTAAATACTACTGGTGCCGACTATACGGATAGGTCAGTTCAAAAAGAATATGAACGGATAGACTTCTACGGTTATCTCGTTCATATCGTCCAAAGGCTGATGAATCCCAAAGCCGGAGGAAAACGGAAGGGTATTTTGGTCTTTACCCGTTTTTTGAAAGAAGCGGAACGGTTAACGATGTCAATACCCGGTTGCGCTATCGTTTCAGGTGATACTCCTAAGAAAGAACGTGAACATATTCTTGAGGCGTTCAAAGCTGGTGAAATCCCGGTAGTAGCTAATGTGGGTGTACTTACGACTGGCTTTGACTATCCGGAACTTGATACGGTCGTTATGGCACGTCCTACAATGTCACTTGCCATGTGGTATCAGATAGTCGGTCGTGCCATCCGCCCGCATCCTTCTAAAGAATGTGGATGGATTGTGGATTTATGCGGTAACATCAAACGTTTCGGAGAGGTGTCGGATTTACGATTGTTTGATAGCGGTAATGGTAAGTGGGCTGTATTTTCTAACGGAAGGCAATTAACTAACGTGAGATTCTAAGACTATGGACGAAGGATTTTTGAGGCTAAGCCGCAGGTTTTTCTCGAATGAAATGTGGAATGAAGCCCGTACTTTTAGCAGTTGCGAAGCGTGGTTAGACTTAATTCAGTCTGCACGATTTGAGGTAACGCCCCGAAAGGAGAGTATCGGAGGTCGAGAAATCTCTTATTCAAGAGGTCAATATCCTGCATCCATAAGATTTCTGTCACAGCGTTGGAAATGGTCTGAAAAGAAGGTGCGTTCCTTTCTTGTGCATCTTAGAAAGAAAGGTATGATAACTGTTGAGTGCAATCAAGGAATGAACCTTATAACCTTATGTAAATATGAAGAATATAATCCAATGGGCACAACCAAGGGCACAAGTAAGGACACAGGTATTGAAAAGGAAATCAATGAATTAAGACACGAATGGGCACAACTAAGGGCACAACTTGGGGCACAGCCCATGAACAACAATCTACCGCAATCCGAACTTTTACAAAAATCAGGGCACACAGAGGGCACAAATACAAAGAAAGAAGAAAGAGAGTATATAGATATATCTCTACATCAAAAGAAAGAAAATACTCCTGACGGAGTATCAAAGAAAGACAAGCTTTCTTCGCCCTCCCCCTCTGAAAAGATTGATTACAGCGGATTGATGGAATACTATAATACCACATTCAAAGACAGACTCCAGCAGATAAGATCAATGACTGATGTGAGAAAAAAGGCTGTAAAAGCCCGGATAGCCCAATATGGGAAAGAGTCAGTGAGGAGTGTTTTCAATCTCATTCTTCAATCCCCGTTCTTACTTGGAGCTAATGACCGCAATTGGAAATGCGACTTTGATTGGATTTTCAAACAAGCAAACTTTACTAAAATATTGGAAGGAAACTATAATGGGACAAGACTTAGTAAAAATCAACAGGATAGCGAGCAGCGAAAACGTGATTCAGTTCTTGCAGTCGCTACAACCGTTAGAGAAGCTGCCGCAAAAAAGAGAAAGGAACTTGAAGCAGAGGGCGTTATTGAATAAATATCCCGATCCTGCACAATTCATTCTTGATTACAACCCTGATTTGCAGTTCAAACTTGTCAGATGTAATGCAACCCATTCAGAACTGGCGTTGAATGACAGCATTCCGAGTTTAGGGCTATTGTCTTCTACTTATGGGGATGAAACACCGATAGAATGGCTAAAGATACAATTTGGTTCATTGAATGACTTTGCAGAAGTTTCAACCAAGATAGCGAAAGAGCAACTTTCTGAACTATCGGAGATATTCCTTTCGGAGTATTATTATATAAATGCCGCTGAAATCTGTTTTTTCATAGCACGGTTTAAGTCAGGGAAGTATGGGCGGTTCTACGGTTCAATAGATCCATTGAAAATAACAAGTGCGATGCTGGACTACGTTTCTGAACGTCGGAAAGATATTGAACGGAAAGAGCGTGAACGATACAGAAACCAACGTGAAAAAGAGATAGAGGAGCGTGGAGATAACAGAATCTCTTATGCTGAGTACATTGAAATCAAGCACCGTGCTGATGCAGGAGATGAGGAAGCTAGAAAAATGCTGATATCACCATGAGAATAACCGTTTACTGGGTAACAAGAAATCCGGATGTTATCGTAAGAATCCGGAAAAAGTTCAATATCCCAAGTTATACTTCCGTGAACTACGAAACAGAATGTGAAATCAAGAATGAAGACTTTCCACTGTTAGAAGAAACAGAACGAAGGGGATTCATTCGAATTAGAAATAAGAATACACGATTATGCAAGGAACAGACAAACTGAATACGATAACCAAGATCGTATTTGTCCTCACGGACGTTTTAGAAACCAACCTTCTAGAAATGCAGCAGCAATATAAGAAAGAAGGCTTTGAACTCAGACACGATTCAAAAAGAAACTTCAACACAGCCATAGCCGCGATAAAGAGATTGAAAAGTGATGTGAATCATTGCAGCGAATCCACTCAGGAAAACTTCGGCAATGATTCTGACATGGTGAACGCCATGTTGCTCACACTGATTGACAGATGCGGTGATGATGACAACCTCGCTTATAAGATGTACGAATACATTAAATCTTTCCCGTCCAAACTGAATCTGGACTTGGATTTGGATAATGCGTTCAGCCACCTGTTTAGAAAAGAGAAATTAAAAAAAGAATAGCATAATGAAAGATTATATAGAATTTTTAAAAGACAAGATGGCAATCAGCCATCAGACAGGATTTGAAGTTAAGGCTGATGAACTTACCCCGTACTTATATCCCCATGTGAAAGATACGGTACGTTGGGCTGTTTGCGGCGGTTGCAGGGCGATATTCTCCAGCTTCGGTATGCAGAAGACCGTAACCCAGTTGGAGATACTGCGGATAATCCTGAACCGCACAGGAGGCAAAGGGTTGATAGTTTGCCCCAAGCGTGTAGTAGTGGAGTTCCTGACACAGGCCGAAAAGCATCTGGGCATGAAAGTGACCTATGTACGTACTATGCAGGAGGTGAAGCAATGTCCGACCAATATCATGGTGACAAACTATGAGCGTGTCCGTGACGGCGAGGACGGAGTAAGAATAGAACCTTCTTACTTTACCGTTACCTCATTGGATGAAGCGAGCGTGTTACGTGGATTCGGAACCAAGACCTATCAGGATTTTCTTCCTATGTTTGCAGAAGTTCCGTACAGGTTTGTTGCCACTGCCACACCGTCACCCAACAGATACAAGGAGCTGATACACTATGCCGGCTACCTTGGAGTGATGGATACCGGGCAGGCACTTACAAGGTTCTTCCAGCGTGACAGCACGAAGGCGAACAATCTTACCCTCTATCCCCACAAGGAGAAGGAATTCTGGTTATGGGTAAGTACATGGGCGTTGTTCCTCACCAAACCGTCTGATTTAGGTTATCCCGATACAGGATATGAGTTACCAGAGTTACGGGTACATGAAGAAGTCGTGAGTGTGGATAACTCCACTGCCGGAGCCGACCGTGACGGGCAGGTGAAAATGTTCCGTGAGGCTGCTCTAGGCCTTGCTGATGCAGCTAAGGAACTTCGGGACAACATGCAGGAAAAGATTGCCCGTGTGGTAGAGATTATCAATCGCCCGGAAAACAAAGACGACCATTTCCTTTTATGGCATGACTTGGAGGCTGAACGTGAGGCACTCTGCAAGGCAATTCCCGGATGTAAGGCTGTGTATGGCTCGCAAGATGATGATGAAGCCGACAGGGTGATAGCGGATTTCAAAGACGGCCGTCTGAAATATCTGGCCGCCAAACCTGAAATGCTTGGTGAGGGTTTGAACTTCCAGTACCACTGCCACAAGGCAATCATGTTTATTGACTACCGTTTCAACGACAAGTTCCAAGCGATAGCCCGTATCTACCGTTTCATGCAGCAGCATCCCGTAGAGCTTTACTTGGTGTATGCCGAAAGCGAAGGTGAAATATTCAAATCATTCATGCAGAAGTGGGCGCAACACCGCCAGATGGTAGCCAAGATGACCGATATAGTCCGCAAGAACGGTTTGTTCGGTTTGCAGGCAGAGGAAAAGATGATGCGGTGGATGTTTGCCAGCAGGGAAGAAAAGTCCGGCAAACTGTGGAAAGCTATCAATAATGACAATGTACTTGAATGTCAGAAGATGGAAGATAATTCGGTAGACCTGATTGTAACCAGTATCCCGTTCTCCAACCACTACGAATATACGCCTACCTACAACGACTTCGGGCATAATGAAGACAACGGCAAGTTCTTTGAGCAGATGGACTATCTCACCCCGGAGCTTATGCGTATTTTAAAGCCCGGCCGGTTAGCCTGCATCCATGTAAAGGACCGTGTACTGTTCGGCAACGCTACGGGTGACGGTATGCCCACCATCGACCCGTTCAGCGAAATGACTGTGTTCCATTATCTGAAGCACGGGTTCCGCTACATGGGGCGTATTACAGTGGATACGGATGTGGTGAGGGAGAACAACCAGACTTATCGGCTTGGATATACAGAGATGTGCAAGGACGGTTCAAAGATGGGTATCGGTTGCCCGGAATATGTTCTTCTCTTCCGAAAGTTGCCTTCTGATACCTCACGAGCCTATGCTGATTTGCCGGTGACAAAGAATAAGAGTGAATACTCGCTTGCCCGTTGGCAGATAGATGCCCATGCAAGTTGGAAATCTTCTGGTAACTCTCTATTGAGCTATGAGGACATGAAAGGAGCCGGAATAGATAAGATACGCCATCTGTTCAGGAACTACGAACGTGAACATATATATAACTACGAGGAACATGTATCATTCGCTGAAGAATTGGAAATATACGGAAAGCTGCCTAAAACATTTATGGCCGTTGACCCTGTAAGCAAGAAAGATTGGATATGGGATGATGTCACCCGTATGCGCACGCTCAATACCAAGCAGTCACAGAAGAAACGGCAGAACCACATCTGCCCTTTACAGCTCGATATCGTTGAAAGACTGATTGAACGGTATTCAAACAAGAGTGAGTTGGTGTTTGACCCCTTCGGAGGTATCGGCACAGTACCTTATTGTGCCATCAGACTGAAACGTAAGGGATTATCTACAGAACTGAATTATGACTATTGGAAAGACAGTCTTTCATATCTGTATGAGGCGGAGATGGAAGTTAGCGCACCCACATTGTTTGATTTGATGGACAGTGCCGTATGAACATCTATCACACAGAACCCAGATTCGACTGCGAAAAATTCGCTCCATGCGGGCGCATCTCCCTGCACAAATGCCGGAAATACAAAGGCAGACTGGATGAATGCAGGGGATGTACGCTTGTACACCGTAAAGCCAAGACGGTTGCCGGTACGGAAGCCGGAAGAAAGGTTTGTCCGCATTGCGGACGTTCCCTTCCGCTCCACCGGTTTTATAACAGGACTGTCAGATGTGGGGATAAGGAATACCGATGTCTCACCTCCTGGTGCAAGATGCGTATGAGTGAAGTCGCAGCGGAAAGAAATCGTAATAATTAATTTAAAAATCCAATGAAAAACGTAACGAAAATAGCCAAGAAGTCCGCAGGGCTTAGCCAAAAATGCTCGATTTGCCCACTTATGCAAAGATGCACTTTAGAAATCCATAGAGCCTGTTTTGACAGCTTTGTAGAGGGTTTCAAGAAAGGGGCCAGAGCTGCTGAAAAAGAAATAAACAAGAAATTCAAATCGGAACAGATATGAAACAGACAGCAGAAGAAGCGGCAAGGGGATATTCCAATGATTGCAGAAACAGGCAGCGTCATTGTGAACCGTACTGCATTGTTGACTTTATTTCTGGTGCCGAATGGCAGTCAAAGCAATCACCTTGGATAAGCGTTGAAGATAAACTGCCTTCTTTAAACCAAAAAGTAATAGTTTATAACGGGAAACAAATATATATATCTCATAGAACAGAAAAAGACTACGCAAAAGATGCTAATTCCTTCTTGTATGGATTGCAGACCTATAATGTTGTAGCATGGATGCCCATCCCGTCTTTCGATGAGATACTATACGCCAACAGGGATATGCTGGAACGAATTAAAGAGAAAGGAGATTGAATATGAGGTTTATATTAATTATACTTATGACAGCCACGATGTTATCTTGTAAAGATGACATGGAACATAGATTAAAAGGTGGAATGGTTATTACTGTTAAGGGAGATACCATAAAGTTTTATGGAAGAACGTTTACTTATAAATTATTTGGTGAAAGAGATATTAGGGGTGTTGTAATTGATGAATCAAAAGAAAAAGAAGATTAGCTATGGTAATAAAGAAGATAATTTATAAAATATCTATCTATAAGGTACTGCCACCTTATAAGAATTGGTACAGTATCATGACTAATGACGGACTAAATCGTAGTAATGTTGTAATTATTGGGAAAAAGCAATTACTGAAAGTAGCTTTAGCCTTGATTGTTATGGCTATTTTTAATAAAAGGACTACTATAGATAAATTCAAATCGGAACAGAAATGAGCCTTGGGCGGCTTTGTAAAACCCATAGAAACAATGATGAAAAAGTATATTGGAACAAAATTAGTTCAAGCCACACCAGCAATTCGCAAGGGTGGAAAAATTTATCTACCTACTGATGCTATTCCAAAAACAATGGAACCAGTAGAAGAAGGTTATAAGGTGGTGTATGAAGACGGTTATGAAAGCTGGTCACCTAAAGATGTCTTTGAAAAGGCTTATCACGTGGCTGATACCCCTCTTGACCGTATGTATATCGAATATAATGAGTTGATGGACAAACATAATAAGTTAGTACTGTTCCTTGGTCGAAAAGACGCTATTGAAATAGCAGGTGAAAATCAGGTCGCCTTAATGGAGGTTCAAAAAGTACAGATGCACGACTACATTCTTACCTTGAAAGAGCGCATTGATTTAATGAAGAAATAAATATTGCCATACGGTGGTTGAATATCTACCGTATGGCTTAATACAAGAAAAAAAGGAACTAAAAGATGATACTTACTACTGGTAAGATAGTATTCGTTACCGATCCAGATGAATCAGACTGCTATATTGAGAACTTAAGGATGGAGTACAACACAAATCTTTTACAATAGTATTTACAACCGATTATTGATCAATATTTTATAGGTGATAAGTCAGAAATATGGTTGTTGTCTTTAATTGTACATTCTAAAGGGTGAAGATTTAACGTTTTTATTGATTCTTAACTCCTTTGGAAAACCAACTTAAGCTGTTTCTTCTTTTTCAGCACAATTTGCTTTGTATATTTCACTACTATTTTTGGCTCATTGCAAAAGTATAGAATTTTTTGTTTTGATAGAAAAATCGAAATGTTTGCAGTACAGCAGAAAAAACATTATCTTTGCATCAACAATTTCCGCCACGCCTCTTTACAATGCGTACCAGGGCGGAACTTATTTTTATATACATATGATAACATACACTAAGCAGCCCATAAGTATTGCTGACCAAATAGCAATGTTGAAAAACAGGGGACTTCTGTTTGAAAAGTGAATTGCAACTTTATCTAAATAACAATGAAAAGAATCTTTTTGGCATGTATTTGCTATCTGTTGATTTTGCCTACAGGCTTATGGGCAAAACGAATCATTAAGGTGGCGTGCGTGGGCAACAGTATCACGTACGGTGCAGGTATTTCCAACCGGGAGAAAAACTCTTATCCCGCCCAGTTGCAGTATTACTTGGGCGATGATTACGAAGTCCGCAACTTCGGTTCGAACGGAGCAACGGCGCAGTCGGACGGCGATTATCCGTATGTCCGTACTGGGGTGTACGGCGAATCGAAAAACTTTCTTCCGGACATTGTCCTGATTAAATTGGGAACGAACGACACCAAGCCGCAGAACTGGAAAGACGAAAAGCATTTTATGGAAGAATATCAAACGCTTATCGATACCTACCGCTCGCTGGATTCGCATCCGCAGGTGATTCTGCTCACTCCGGTGCGTTGCTTCCTTACCGAGAAGAACACCATCAGTCCGCGCATTATCGAAGAAAAGGTACGTTTGGTAGTCGAACAGCTGGCTTACGATAACGGACTGGGTATTATTAATCTGCATAATCTGTTTGGCAACCAGTGGGATCAGGTCATTATGCCGGACCGTTTGCATCCGTCTTCTATCGGTGCGGGTGCGATGGCGCGTAAAATCGGCGATTACCTGCTGAATGCAGTTCAAAGTAAGCCGGCAGCCATTGTACCCGAAAATGCGACCTCCTTTAATTTTCACGGTTATCAGGGATACGATTTCCAGTTGGATGGGGTTCCTTACAAAGTGGTACGTCCGGCTAAAGAAGCACAGGGAAGACCCTGGATATGGCGGGCTCGTTTCTGGGGACATGAGCCACAGACCGACATCGACTTGCTGGAGCAAGGTTTCCATGTGGTATATTGCGATGTAGCCGACTTGTATGGTGCCGATAAGGCAGTAAAACGTTGGAACAAGTTTTACAAATATCTGGTGAAGAATGGTTTTCATAAAAAGACCGTACTGGAGGGCATGAGCCGTGGCGGACTGATTGTTTACAACTGGGCTGCACAGAACTCTGATAAAGTGGCTTGCATCTATGCCGATGCACCGGTCATGGACATCAAGAGTTGGCCGATGGGAAAAGGTGCTTATGCAGGTTCGGCCGAGGATGTGACACGGATGCTGGAAGCCTACGGCTTTAAGAATGAGGAACAGGCTTTGCGCTGGAAAAAGAATCCGCTGAATCATGCGGCCAAGATTGCACAGGCAGACATTCCGGTACTGCACGTAGTGGGCGATGCAGACGATATTGTTCCGGTGTCAGAGAATACAGCCCTTTTCGAAGCAGAAATGAAACGTCTCGGTGCCCCGATTACCGTGATTCACAAACCGGGTATCGGCCATCATCCGCATTCACTGAACAATCCCGAATCCATTGTACGTTTCATACTGAAAGCTACCGGCCGGTGGTCCAACAATTGTACCCATGCCGTTCCCGGAAACGAGTATCGCTCGGCTGCCGGATGGGTGGAAGGCTCGGAGTGGCATTCGGTGGCACAGGATATCGAAACCACGCTGAACGAACGTAAACTGAAACTGCTGTTGCTGGGCAATTCCATTACGCAAGGTTGGGGCGGCATGCGTAAGCTCGTCAGCTACAAACCGGGCAAGCAGGCCATGGACGACGCTTTGGGACAGGGAAACTGGGAAAGTGCCGGTATCTCGGGTGACCGTACGCAGAACTTGCTTTGGCGTGTCCGTTACGGAAACTATAACCGGTGTACTCCGGAATATGTGGTGATTGCCATCGGAATCAATAATCTGGTAGTCGGTCAGGACACAGCAGACGATACGGCTGAAGGTATCATCGCCGTTACGGAAGAGGCCTGCAGGCAGTTCCCTGATTCAAAGATTATCCTGTTGGGACTTTTCCCTTCCGGAAAGGAGCAGGGCAGTGCAGTCCGTGAACAGTGCAACCGCATTCATAAACTGCTGGGCGCGCATACCTTCGGAGCTCAGGTCAGTTACACAAATCCTACAGGCTGGTTTCTTGACGAAGATGGAACGATTCGTGACGGACTTTACAGCGGCGATTATATTCACTTCACAGACAAAGGTTATGCTTGTGTAGCCTCACATCTGATACAGTTGATGAAATAACACTAAAAGAAAAATAAGTATGAAAACCACTTTCAAGTTTGCAGGATTGTCTGCTTTATTATTCGGGCAGTCGCTTTGTCTGCTTGCACAGACAGCCTGGCATAACCCGGCGGCCGATTCGCTGTTGCCCATTCAGGGAAGAGCCTGGAATGCGGAAACCGGAAAGGCCTACCAGCGTTTGCCGCAGCGGGCCGAACAACTGGTCCGTAAACCCGTGTGGGACCTGTCGTTGCAGACAGCAGGACTCTATGTGAAGTTTTACACCAATGCTCCACAAATTCAAGTAAAGTATCAGGTTACGGGGGGATTCTCGATGCCCCACATGCCGGCAACAGGTGTCAGCGGAGTAGACCTTTACACGATGGACTGCAACGGGCAGCAATACTGGTGCGCGGCCAACTATCAGTTCGGTGATACAGTGCGCTATACGTATAACGACCTGACATACCGCAACACGCACGATAAGGGAAACGAATTCACCTTGTATCTGCCTCTGTACAACGGTGTGAAGTCTTTACAGATTGGTGTGCCCAAAGGCAGCCGCTTCGATTTCGTGCGTCCGTCGGTCGAAAAGCCTGTCGTGATATACGGAACTTCCATTGCGCAAGGGGCATGTGCTTCGCGTCCCGGTATGGCCTGGACCAATATCCTGCAGCGCAAGCTGGATATGCCGGTCGTTAATCTGGGCTTTTCGGGCAACGGACAATTGGACGAAGGTTTCTTCAAATTGCTGGCCGAAGTGGATGCGGCAATGTATGTGATAGACTGTATGCCGAATATGACGAACGACCGTGTAGGACTTATCCGTCCGCGTCTGGAAAAAGGCATCCGTATATTGCGCAGCAAAAGCAAAGCTCCCATTCTACTGGTAGAGCACGATGGCTATATGGGCTTTTACGCTTCGGATAAGAAAGGAAAGGAGTTCCGTAAGACCAATGAGTAGTTGCGTGCCGTATACGATTCGATGAAGGATGAAGCCGGAAATCTGCATTACATTACGTTTGACGAGCTGGCACTGTCTATGGACAGTCAGGTGGACGGAGTGCATGCTACCGACCTGGGTATGCAGCAGTATGCCGATGCCTATTATAAGAAAATAACCGGTATCCTTTTCCCGGAGCAGGCGACTTTATCCTTTACACCAGGCAGATAGCACCGCGATTCTTTCACATACCAGTGGACAAAGCGGCATGATGAAATTCAGAATTATAATTCAACCGTGCAGCCACAAATTGTAATGTTAGGGAACTTTATCACTCACTTTTGGGGCAGATTGCCTTACGAAAAGCGCAGAATGGCCGATGATGTATGGCAAAAGCTGTTCAGGGGTAAGTCGGTTGTGAATCTGGGTTACGGATGGGACCGGATAGAGAACGTACAGTGGCGGGTGCTGCATGGCGAACTGCTCTTCCGCTTTTTCAGTCAGGAGCCAGTCGGTGATACTTTCCATATCGACAGCCATACCGAAGAACTCGTCAACATGCTTCTTGTTGTAATAGTTCTTTCCAGCGATGCGGCAGATGGGGATACGGTTGCGTTTGGCGGTGGTATAGAGCCATGACTGCCTGACCTTATAAAGGGACATCACCTCTTCACCGGAATATAATAACAGATAAAAAATGAACAATATTAATTTGAACGAACTACGGAATCGTGCTTATAAGACCGCCTGTGAGCACGGTTTCCATGATAAAGAATTGAGTAACGAACACTGCCTTTGCCTTATCGTTGGAGAGCTTATGGAAGCTGTGGAAGCGGATAGAAAGGGAAGATTAGGAAAGAAATGTAAATCACGTTTTGAAATGGACTATAATCGCTATCCTGCATTAGTGGAAGAAGAAAAGCGATTTAAGTGTTCCTTTGAAAAAAATATAAAAGATACACTTCCAGACGAACTAAGCGATGCGGTTATACGCCTGCTTGATTTGGCTGGATTAAGAAATATATCCATTGATGATTTTCCTGAAGAAGCGATATATGGTGCATCCGAAAGTTGCGTAGGTGAAACATTTACTGAAAGCATATACGCCATATCCACATTGCCAATTCGTTATTTTTATGAATATAATTATTCTTTTGAAAGTCAGATAGGTCATATGTTATTATCAATCTTCGGGCTTGCCAAGCATATGAACATAGACCTTATATGGCATGTGGAGCAGAAGATGAGATACAATGAACTAAGACCTAAGTTGAACGGAAAAAGATATTGATTATGAAAACAATTATATTTACAATCATATGTATTATCGCCCTATTATGGGTTGGAGATTTCACAATTACATTTAAGCCGTTTTCTATATCACTTCCCGGTTGGTATAAGCCTGTAGGTATCATCCTGTTTGTGTTGGCAATGGCGGTATATAACATTGGAGAATACGCTAAAGGGTATAAGCATGGTTTCGATGATGGGATAAAGAATGTGTTGAAATACTTAAAAAGAAATGCGCTTAATGGGAAATATAGCTCTATGAAAGCTCCCAATCAGACTTTATGCCAAATTTGCGTGGCTCCAGCATTCTTGGCTTATTGAAAATCGTATTTGAGCCCCCTAAATCTTTACTTTAGCGGTAGTTCACAATTTTGTGATGAGAAAAATAGAATAGTTAGTGGTGATTCTTTGGAGTTGTCGCTAATTTTTTTTTAAGAAAATTATTCGCAAAAATGCGAATGAATAAAATTAAAATGCTATCTTTGCATTAAAGAAACAAATGAGATGGTAGTAACGTTTGATAAAGAGTATCTGAAAGAATTGTATGAGTTTGGAAAGGCGAATGATAAAAAGCATCGTTTTCAACCTGATATCGTACGTAGATATAAACGTTGTATAGATATAATAATCAGTGTCCCTGATGTAACTTCACTTTGTAAATACAATGGGCTGAGTTTTGAAAAATTATCAGGGGACAAAAAGGACTTTTGCTCTGTTAGAGTAAACAATCAATATCGTATTGAATTTACAACCACAGAGGTGCAAGGTGAAGTAGTGACTACCATCTGTAATATAATTGAATTGTCTAACCATTATAAATAGAAAGTTATGATTAAAATAGATGGCGTAGACCCTAAAATGATAGCTAATAACTTAATTCCTTTTGAACCGACACACCCGGGAGAAGTATTAAAAGATGAAATTGAATTTAGGGGTATTTCTCAAAAGAAACTTGCTAAAGAGATGGGTGTGTCTTATACTGTATTAAATGAAATTCTGAATGCAAAGCGTTCACTAAATACAAAATATGCTATGCTCCTAGAAGCCGCGTTAGATTTAGATGCGGAACCTTTGCTCAAAATGCAAACATCTTATAATTTGCAAATGGCAAAAAAAGACAACAGGTTTATGGAGAGAATTAATAAGGTGCGTAAGATTGCAGCGTTATTATGATTGATGTTAGAGAATTAAGGATTGGTAATTATGTACACCTTTTTAAGAGTTTTATTATAATTTAGGCGTGATTCCATTTGGTTTCACGCCTTTTTGTACCATTCTCTAAAGTTTTTTCAAATACTTTACAGTAACTTTCTAAAGTTTACTTATATTTCTTCATCTCCGGCAAATGTTTCCTTATGTCACTAATACGTGTTGCGTCACTCGGATGCGTACTCATGATCTCTGGCACTGAACCCGATCCGCCCGCCGACATCTTCTGCCAGAATGTGACGGCCACATTCGGATTATAACCAGCCATCGTCATAAGAATAAGCCCCATATAGTCAGCCTCGGTTTCATGTTTGCGTGAGAATGGAAGCATCACACCGTATTGTGCCCCAAGACCATAGACTATATTCCCGGCTTTCTGTATGGCGGCGGATTTTCCACTGAGAGCCTCCCCCAAAATTTTCGCTCCGTATTGTGCAACCAGCTGCTGACTCATACGCTCATTGCTATGCTTGGCCACAGCGTGCGCCACTTCATGTCCGATAACTACAGCCAGTTCGTCATCAGAGGAAACCAGATTCATCAGTCCCTCATACACAACGATTTTGCCTCCCGGCATACAGAAAGCGTTCACCTGATTATCCTTAACCAGATTGAATTCCCATGAGAAGTTCCTCACCTCACCGGACATTCCATTATTTTCCAAGTATTGTTCCGTGGCAGCGGCTATTTTCTTTCCGACACGTGTCACCATCGCTTTCTTTGTCGCGTTACTTGATATCGGTGCCGACTTGATATATTCCGAATACTGGGTCAGACTTGATGAAAGCACTTCGGAGTCGGATACAAGCAGCATCTGTTTCCTGCCTGTCAAAGGAACACTTCCACAACCGTATAACAGAAGCACGGTTGCAAATAAAGTCACAATTTTTTTCATGCACCTATAATTTTAAAAGTATGAACAAAGTTAACGATTATTTTCTAATTGTGATAAGTCGATATATGAAAAAGCATTGCACATATCATTGGACGGTATTCATACAAAGCGCGACTGAAATGAACATGTCAATATCCAACTTTAAGTTAAATCAAGTTTAACTTGCTGTTAATCAGATGATTATATTTGCACACATCACTAATAATCAGTATCTTAGCTATATAAAAGAAACCAATATTACTAACAATTAAAACATAGAAGATATGAAAGTAACAGATATTAAAATGTACATCAGTACATTGTCTATTATCAAAAAAGGTCAAGAAATTGAATGTGGTGACTTTTTAGGTGG